TTCATTCTAAATATAGAGAAGAACTGAACCACGAATTCTTTCATAAGTTCGATGGGTTCTGGAGTTATGTTACATTCTTTAATGATGCACCAATAGCTTACACAGACTTCTTAGGAATTAAACCAATCTATTATCGTAGAGATGTAGAAGTTATGGCATCGGAACCTGATGTACTAAAACAATATGGACCAGTTACAAGAGATGAAATCTTCCATTCTAATGTTATGAAATGGGGTTATGATCCTCAAGGCGGAACACCATGGAATGAAATTCATCAATTAAAACCTGGACACTTCTTATATAAGGGTAGAGAATATCCTTATTGGGATTGGGGTTCAGTTCCTGTGAGCAATTTATACGATGACCTCAGCTTAGCGGTTAAACTAAGACTAGGTGGATTCAGAGACGCAGCCGTTCTACTGTCAGGTGGGTTAGACTCCACTATCGTATATCAGCTTATTAAACAACAAGGACTAAATGTTACAGCTATCCATGTTGATAATCACGAAGAAAAATATGCTAAGATGATTGAAACGGATTTAGTAAAAGTTACCTTAGATGAAGTATCAGACCAAGATGCCGTACGCATACACCAAAGCCCTGTAGATCTAGGATCAGTTAAACCACAAATTGCTATGGCAAGAAAGCTAAAAGAATTAGGTTTTCATAACGTATTAACTGGTGATGGTGCAGATGAACTATTTGGTGGGTATCGAAGAGCAGCAGAATATGATTCACAAATGTCAGATATATTCTGTGAATTACCATTCTATCATTTACCTAAATTAGATAGAACAATGATGAGATCTACTGTAGAACTACGTGCACCATTCTTAGCACCAAGTGTAATAGTACATGCTCTGACATCAGACTATGAAGATCGTAACGGCGAAAAGAAGATATTAAAAGAAACATTTAAAGATATTATTCCACCAAAGATTTTAAATCGCAAAAAAGAACCATTAAAGACAGATGCTATACGTGAAGATAAAATGAAACAAAGAAAGATTAATGCACAGATATGGAAGGATTTATATGAACAGTAAATGGGATAAAAGATATTTAGATCTAGCAGAACAGATTGCCGGATGGAGTAAAGACCCAAGTACTCAAGTAGGTGCCGTTGCTGTGAATGATCAGGGTAATGTTGTTGCACAGGGATATAATGGTTTTCCTAGAGGGATAGAAGATACCGAGCTAAGATATAATGACAGACAACTTAAATATAAATATGTTGTACACGCAGAAACAAACTGTATATACAATGCAGCATATAATGGTAATTCATTAGATGGATGCACAATGTATGTTTGGCCTTTACCGGTATGCCACGAGTGTGCAAAAGCTATTATACAATCAGGGGTTATCAGGGTTGTGTCCCCACAATTTACTAATCCCGAAACTGAACTCAGATGGAAAGAATCCTGTGCACAAACAATGGAAATGTTTGAAGAAGCTTATGTTCAATATGATTTCATTTAGGGGTTTACATTTAGCCCGTTCTATGGTATAATAGTACCAATAAAAATTAAAAGAGGAAATTAATGCCAAGTATAGATTTAACTCCTAGGAAAAGACATCCTAGAGATAAAAGACCTTCTAAGCCAATGCCATTCGATGTTGCACTTAGAAAATTCAGGAAAGCCTGTGACAGAGCAGGTATTGTTAACGAAGTTCGTAAAAGAGAATTTTACGAGAAACCAACCGCAAAGCGTAAAAGAAAGAAAGCCGAAGCAGTAGCTAGGTGGAGAAAGAAAGAACGCTCTATGCAATTAGGACCAGAGAGGAGATATTAATATGGGAATAATGGATAAACTAAAAAAGAATTCTAGAGTAAAAGGTACAGCAGTACTAGAAGATTCTATTTACTTTGGAGAAAAAGATGTAGTTACAACAGATGTTCCTATGATTAATGTTGCATTATCAGGCGACGTAGATGGCGGATTAACATCCGGACTTACCGTTCTAGCTGGACCAAGTAAACATTTTAAAACATCATTTGCTTTATTAATGGCAAGTGCTTATATGAAAGAACACAAAGACGCAGTTCTTATGTTCTATGATTCAGAATTTGGATCACCGCAATCATACTTCGAGTCATTCGGTATTGATACTTCAAGGGTATTACATACACCAATTACAGATGTAGAACAACTTAAATTTGATTTAGTTAATCAATTAGATGAAATCGATAGAGATGATAAAGTTATTATCGTTATAGATTCTATTGGTAATTTAGCTTCTAAGAAAGAATTAGAAGATGCACTAAACGAAAAATCAGTTGCAGATATGTCAAGAGCTAAAGCACTGAAGGGATTATTCAGAATGGTCACTCCTTATCTTACCATGAAGAATATCCCTTTGCTTGCTGTGAATCATACTTATCAAGAGATGGGATTATTCCCTAAAGCTATCGTATCAGGCGGTACTGGTATCTATTACTCTGCAGATAATATTTGGATCATTGGAAGACAACAACAAAAAACTGGAACAGAAGTTAAAGGATATAACTTTGTTATTAACGTAGAGAAATCTAGGTTCGTAAAAGAGAAAAGCAAAGTACCTATTTCAGTTACATGGGAAGGCGGCATTAGCCAATATAGTGGATTACTAGAAGTAGCACTGGCTGGTGGATATGTACAAAAACCAAACGTTGGTTGGTATTGCAGAGTAGATCATTCTACTGGCGAATTAGTACAGCCTAAGGTAAGAGAGAAAGATACTCTAACAGAAGAGTTCTGGACTCCAATCTTCGAAGAATCTGATTTTAAGAAATTCGTAAAAGCTCACTACTCCATTGGACATAAACCAATGTTAGATGTAGAAATAGATTTACAAGAAGAGTAAAATAGTGTATAATATAACCCATAAAGATTATACTTTTGTTGAGCACGAAAACATTGACTTCTACGGAATCAAATTAAACACTCGATTTAAAGGCGTAACCCTTATATATGGTAAGGTTGGTATTAAAGAATCACCCGAACTAGACATAGCTACTTTGTCCTTTACATATAATATTCAGGATCCAGCAGATTACGATCATGACAAATTATGTAAAGACACAGAATTTAATAACTATATCGGCGCTGTTTTAGAACATATAATTAATGAAACAATGGGCGATAAATTAGACGAGGATATAATTGGACATAACAAACCAAATACAGACACACACGCTGAACCATCTTCTTAATAACGAAGATTACTGCAGGCGTGTTATACCTTTCTTAAAGAAAGAATACTTTGATCAATCACATAAAGTTGTGTTTGATCTTATGGTTAAGTTTGTTGGTACACATAATAAACTGCCAACAGGTAAAGTATTAGAATTAGAATTACAAAAGCTAACTTTACCTGCAGAAGATTTAAACTCTGCGGCAGTATTAATCAACGAACTTAAAACTAAATCGGATATCGATACCGAATACTTAATCAATGAAACAGAAAAATGGTGTAAAGAGAAAGCTGTTTACAATGCCATTATGGAATCTATCCAAATCATTGATGGTAAGACCGAAAAGAGCGACGGAGCAATACCTGAAATACTATCCGAAGCTCTTGGCACATCTTTCGACCAAGCTATTGGTCATGATTATATAGACAATTCAGATGAAAGATTTGAATTCTATAATCATAAAGAAGCTAGAATCCCATTCGATTTAGATTATATGAATAAGATTACTAAAGGCGGTTTGCCAAACAAAACACTCAACATAGCATTAGCTGGTACTGGTGTTGGTAAATCATTATTCATGTGCCATTGTGCAGCATCAAACTTACAATTAGGTAAAAATGTTTTATACATCACAATGGAAATGGCAGAAGAACGTATCGCTGAAAGAATCGATGCTAACCTAATGGATTATCCTATACAATCACTAAGCACGTTACCAAAGAATGTATTTAATTCTAAGATAGAAAAACTTGCAACATCAACCATTGGTAAATTAATTGTTAAGGAATATCCAACTGGCGCTGCCCACACTGGACATTTCAGAGCTTTATTAAATGAATTAAAGCTCAAAAAGAACTTCAAGCCCGATATAATTTATATCGATTACTTGAACATTTGTGCTTCTTCCCGCATGCGTGGGCTCGGAGGAAGTATAAATAGTTATTCGTACATCAAAGCTATCGCAGAAGAAATGCGTGGCCTTGCTGTCGAATTTAATGTGCCAATAGTTTCGGCAACCCAGACCACGAGGTCTGGATTCAGTAATACTGACGTCGGACTAGAGGACACTTCGGAATCATTTGGATTACCGGCGACAGCTGATCTTATGTTTGCTCTAATATCAACAGAGGAACTTGATGAGCTAGGTCAAATTCTGGTAAAACAGTTGAAAAATCGTTATAACGATCCGACCAAATATAAACGCTTTGTAATTGGTATAGATCGTTCCCGCATGAAACTATACGATGTAGAGGAATCCGCTCAGACAGATATTATGTCTGACATGGCTCCGGATAAACCAATAAATAATTTCGGTGATAGAGATTCGAAAGATACCTTTGCCGAATTTAAAATATAGGAGAAAATATATGGACGTTATATCAAACGCCAAAAACTGGGTACTCGATCGAGTAAAAGAAAGAACTTCACATGACGGAATCTTATTGATTGCTGCTTGTGGCTCTGTACTTTTATTTGGTGGATTAGCCAAGCTACTCGCATGGGTAGGATTATTATGGGGTGTTTATACACTCGTGAGGAAGGAGGCTTAGTATGTTTAAAAAATTACTCCCGCTATTAGCGGTTGCAATCTTTGCCCCTTTAACGTACGCTGATTTCAGTGGATCAGTTGGAGTTAGCTCTGACTACTTCTGGAGAGGTGTATCTCAAAATGATGGTAATCATGCTATAGATCTAGACCTTAATTATCAAGGTAATGGATTTTATGCAGGTGCTTGGGTAAGCCAGGTAGATTTTGGAAACGAAGTTGACCATGAATATGACTATTATGCAGGATATGCTTTAGCAATTTCTGACAAAATGGCCGTGGACGTGGGGTTAATTCAGTATACTTATGATACTTTGATTGATGATACAGAAGAGGTTTATGTTGGCGTATCGCTAAATAACTTTGAATTGTATCATTCTGTTAACCTTGACAACTCGGATCTAACTTTTACGGAAGTTGAATATCATTTACCATTTATCACTCAATTAGATGTCTCATTAGTATATGCTATGGGCTCTGATGAAACAACAGCCTTAATGGGTGTTGGTGATGATGATTACTTTGGTATTAATCTTTCAAAAGATCTAGGTGACTTTACATTATCAGCAATGGTAATGGATAGAGCTAGACATGGCGACATAATGGACAATGCAGCCATTGCACTACACTACAATTTCTAAAAGGGAATTTTAGTTTATTATGAATAAAGTGAAACTTATATCATATACGAAGCCAGCTGAAGATGCATCTTTATCGGATGATCTTCTTCAGTTGGTTTCCTTTTGTGCTAGAGTATCTAATCCAGGTAATCAGTACAACGAAAAAACGGCTGAGAAGCTAGTAAAATATTTAATTAAACATAAGCATTGGTCACCATTCGAAATGGTCAATGTGTGTTTAGAGATCGAGACAACCCGAGATATCTCCAGACAGATATTAAGACATCGATCTTTTTCATTCCAAGAATTCAGTCAGCGATATGCTGATCCCGTCGAAGAGTTACAATTTACAACTCGTCCTGCCAGATTGCAAGACTATAATAATAGACAAAATTCTATTGATATACCAATGGAAGATTCTATTAATTATGTTTGGGAATCATACCAAGAAGTTATAATCGAAAGAGCTAAGAAAGCATATAACTGGGCAATAGAAGCTGGCATAGCAAAAGAACAAGCAAGAACAATATTACCTGAAGGTCTAACTATGACAAGATTGTATATGAATGGAACATTAAGAAGTTGGATCCATTATATTGAAGTTAGAGAGTCAGAAGGTACACAAAAAGAACATCGAGAGATCGCTCAGAAATGCGCAGAAGCTATTTACAAGATCTTTCCTATGGATGATATCATATAGTTTCGTCACAATTTCGTGAACTTTTGCAAAAAAAGGTTTACAAAGAGGAGGAAATACGGTATAATACACCTATCATTTAAAATAATATAGGAGTTAAAATGAGTATAAGAATATTAGGAAACCAACCAGAACCATCACTAACGATGGATGGATACGAAATTGTAGATTTCGAAGTAAGAACAAGAGACGAAGAGCTTTTTGAAAAAGGCCAAAAAATCGTAAACGATTATATTGCAAAAAATCCTACATGGGAACATTGCCAATTATTCATCAGCGATCCAATGACAGTTGGTATCTATCCACAAGACAGCACAGGCGCTGAATTCAATAATGTAGTTTTAGAATTAGAAGCATTAGGTTTCTATGGTAAAGCAGCAGGATATAGAGAGGTAGCATAATGTACGATAAACCAATACCAAATTTATTAGTCATGACACACCTGGCTACAGGCTACACAGAATCTGTAAAGCTAAGCCAAGCTGAAATGACTTTAGCAAAAGATAAAAATCCTGAAACTATAAACGCATCTTGGGATATACTATGTGGTTCTGTTAAGCAAAGAACTGGAATAGAAATAGAAGGAAACTTCGAACTTGAAACTTTAGGCGGGAGACCAATACACTAATGAGAAACGAAATTGATAAACTAATAGAAGACATAGTTTCTGACTATGCAAAATTTGCAACCCATGATGGTAATAAAAGATCTGATGAAAGTGTAAATTCTTTTAGAGATTCTATAGAAATCCATGAAGGTTCTAAATACATTAAAATCGAAACAGGAACATCTGTTTGGGGATTCATAAATAAAAGTAATAAGAATTTTAATCCAGGTGATATATTCAAAGCTAAGAATTGGAAAACTCCAACTCTAAATAGACCTAGAGGAAATATCCTATCTGGAAAATATTATATAAAATGGACTGGTCCATTATACCTACATGATATTGCAGGTCCTGGATATTACAGTTGGGCAGATAATGAACTTGCAAAAGAAGCTTAAAAAAGTTTGGGAATGTACAGAAACATTCCCCACTGAAAAGGAAAGAACCCATCGAAGGTGGGTTCTTAAATCCCGTAAAGAAAATATCCAGAACATGGAAGATTTCGAAATGGATAAACAATATAACCTGAGGTATGAGATATGGAAATAGGATCATTTATTTTAGTTAGTTTATTATGTGGAGTAGCATGTCATAATTTCTATAAGTTAGGAATTAGAGAAGGTGCTGAAAGAACAATCAAAGTACTTCATAGAGAAAAAGTTATCGCCTACGATAACACGGGACAAATCTATCCTAATCCATTCTTTGAGAAAAAATAAGTTATAAATAGACTTATGGATTCATTTAAAACACACCTAAAAGAAGTAGTTGGTTTATCTGCGAAAGAGCTAGATAAAGACAACTCCGTGACTGGCGAGCCAAGACTTGCTATAATGAAAAAATTAATCAAAGGTAAAAAGCCTATTGAATTAAAGAAAGGTGGTTCAGTCGTAGTTACAGATATAGAAGATGCATTAAAACAATTAGATATATTTGCTAAACAACAATCTAATCTAGTATTTCAAACAGATAAAGGTCCAGTTAAATTAACCCAACTTGCTAAATCTAAAGTATTTGGCGGTGGTGTTGGTGGAGCTGGTTCCGGAACTGCAGATACAGAAAGAAATGAATCCCATAATGCTGCTATGATGAAAGCAGTGGTAGACCATGGTAAACATGATATTGACTTCTTTAATGAAGAAATAATAGCTCAAGCATATAAAGATAATAGTCCAGCAAATATAAGCGCTAATACAGATAAGATATTACAAACTCCTGAAGATTGGGTTAAGTCATCTTATAATATATCAATGCTATTATACAAAGAAGGATACATTAATAAAAACCAAAGATTCCATAGAGGATCTAAAGATATGATTAAACTATATGCACTAAAAAATAAAGCATATAAGAATCAGGGTTTTTCTCCACTTAAAGATGATAAGTGGAATCCAGGCGATGTCTGGGCAATTGATAAAAGTTTTAATATGGATAAAGAATTAGATACTTCAAGTGTTGGAGCATTTAATCAAGGTATATTAGAACATTTTAATACGAGACGATTAGTTGGAATATCTTTAAAAGGGCCAGAGAATAAAGGCGTGCCACCATTAAAAGAATACAACAACCAATATCCACCTGACACAGATAACCATAAGATTAAACAAATCTTGTTATCATCAGGGCGTGGAACTTATTGGAGTGCAAAAGGAATAGAAATTAAATATGATGCTGGTTCAATGATATTTAAAGACAACACTCCAGGCGGAACAATAAAAGCAGAAGTAAAAGGTAAGAAAGCCAGAGGTGGTGGATTATCTTGGGGCGTTATGCAAGAGTTTATGAGAAGAGAAACAGGAAAGAAACTTCCTAAGCATAGTGGAGGAATAACAAAACTAGCTAAGAAGATCGCAGATGGTTCTCCAAGAGAAAGAAAACTCTACTGGAAAATGTATAGCTCCTTTTATAAAAATGACAAATATAAAACATTTGAAGCAGAGTTGGATCAAAAAGATTGGAAATGGATTAGTGCTAAGTTAGCATCAACGTATGTAGCTTATTATCTATTACTCCATTGGGGAAATAAATCTAATCAAGTAATAACCCACTTTGTAAATTATGCTGGATCTAAAACACTAGATTCAAGTACTTATGTTAAACTAGGAAAATAAATGATATCATTTAAAAACCATAACCTTACAGAAGCCAAAAACACTCATATGACTCACATAGAGGATTTAGTGTTGGATGGCGGAGTTAAGGGAGCCCGCCAAGCTATCAACGCTCTACGCAGTATGAGAGATATGTTGAGTGGTCACGCAAAATCACCTGTAGACGTGACCGTAAAATGGGACGGGGCTCCCGCCGTATTCGCAGGAGAAGATCCACGAGACGGCGCGTTCTTCGTAGCAAAGAAAGGGATATTTAACGCAGATCCTAAGGTATATAAAAGCCACGAAGATATAAAAGCTGATACCTCAGGTGATCTATCCAAGAAGCTAATTATGGCTTTCGATGGACTAAAAGATTTAGGTATCAAAGGTGTAATACAAGGGGACTTTATGTTTGATAAATCGGACCTAAAAGGTGAAACGATTAACGGACAAAAGATGATTACCTTCCACCCAAACACTATTGTTTATGCAGTACCATATGGATCTAAATTAGAAAAAGAAATATCTAAAGCAGATGTTGGTATTGTATGGCATACATCTTATAAGGGTGGAACATTTGAAACAATGCAAGCATCTTTCGGTGGTGATATAGTTGGTAAATTAAAAAAGAGTTCTAAAGTATGGCAGGTAAATGCAGACTTAGAAGAACTATCTGGTAAAGCTACATTTACATTAGCAGACAACCAAAAGGTAACTAAACTATTATCTGAAGCCGGTAAACTATTCCAAAAGATATCTTCTGGCGTATTAAAAGAACTAGAATCTAATAAAGAACTTAACTTAGTAATTAATGTTTATAATAATACTATGGTTAGAAAAGGCCAAAGAATTAAAGATGAAAAGAAACACGCTAAGGGATTAATACAATTTGTTACTGATCGATATGCTAAACAAATAGATAAACGTAGTTCTCAGAAAGGAAAAGATATACAAATACAAAAAAGAGATGAATTACTAGCATTTTTTAGTAAAAGTAATTTAAAAAACTTAGAAAATGTCTTTAAATTACAGAATTATATCGTAGACAGTAAATTAATTATTATAAATAAACTAAACAAACTGAATAAAATCGGTACGTTTGTAAAAACAACATCCGGATTTA